TAACAGATGCACAGGCTGATCTGGTGCATGCAATCTTGCATGATGGTTGCAACCCGACAACTGCTGCTGAACGGTTGGGTAGGAATAAGGCATGGGCGTATAATACGCTGAACAAACAGCATGTTATCGAATACAGACAACAAATAGCTATGCAGACATTGGGATGGGACGCCACACAAGCGATGGCGACTATGAGATCATTGCTTACAGATAAGAGTTCGTACGTAAGGCTTGAAGCTGCCAAGGATATGTTAGATCGATCAGGTTTTAAGGTAGATGGGCCTAGTGTTCCCTCTACTGCGGTACAGATTAATTTCAATGTTTAATAGGGGTCCCATGTCCGTAAAGCTCCTGTGAGAGAAGGGCTTAGAAATACGGCGATGGACTCCCTAAAGGGTAAACCACACACACGACAGACTAAAAAGAAGCAAACCCAAATTATATTTTTTTTCACAGGAGTGATTTATGGGATCGGTGCCAGAGAAGATATCGAGAGCTGTCAAGAAGACTGGCAAAAAGGCGTCAAGTTATGTTGATAAGAAACTTGTTGAGCCAGCAGAAAAGCTAGTCAAAAAGGTTGGTACTGAAGTATCTGATACCTTAATGGGTACTGATAAGACTGATCGCAGGGCTAACGACAAGCCCACTGTTTCAAAAGCACCGAAAGTTAGTGAAGTTGAGCCTAAGAAGTCTCCTGCTCTTACATATGCTCAAGGTGGTTTATCTGCTGCTGAACAGCGCAAGTTAATAGAAAAGAACAAGGCGTTTAAGCAGACAAAGATATGAACCTTGATTACAAACCCCCCGGTCCTGTTGCCAGGGAATTTATGAAGGATGAGTCTTTTGTCCGTGGTATTCGTGGCCCTGTTGGATCTGGAAAATCTGTTACTTGCTGCATGGAGATTATGCGTAAGGCTACCATGCAGAAGCCAAATGATCAGGGTATTCGTAGAACCAGATGGGCAGTTATTCGCAATACCAACCCACAGTTAAAAACCACAACAATCAAGACATGGCGAGACTGGTTTAGTGACGAGCTTGGTCGGTTTCACTGGTCGCCTCCCTATACACATCATGTACGGTTTGCGCTGCCTGACAATTCTGTTGTTGAGGTTGAGGTTATCTTTTTGGCTTTGGATCGTCAGGAGGATGTAAAGAAGCTGTTGTCTTTAGAGTTGACTGGTGTGTGGATTAACGAGGCTAGGGAAATCAGCAAGTCAATTGTTGATGCTTGTACTATGCGTGTTGGTCGTTTCCCATCGATGAGGGATGGTGGTCCTTCTTGGTATGGTGTGATTATGGATACGAACGCACCAGACGAAGTGCATTGGTGGGGTATTATGGCTGGTGAAGTTCCCACTCCTGAGTATCTGACTTCTGATGAACGCATGTTGATGGTTAGGCCTGATGACTGGAAGTTCTTCAAGCAAGCTGGTGCTATGTTTGAGAAGAAGGATGAGCAAGGCAATCTGACTGGTTATGAGCCTAACATGTCATCTGAGAACAGGGACAACCTACAGCCTGATTACTACAACAAGATTATCTTGGGTAAAGGCCCACAATGGGTTCGTGTTTATGTCTTGAATGAGTATCAGGCATTGATGGATGGCAAGCCTGTTTATCCGACATTTAGGAAAGACACGCATGTAGCCAGAGATCCGATAGAACCATCAGACCAGTTTGATGTAATTGTCGGTATTGATTTTGGCAGATCTCCTAGTGCTGTGTTTTGCCAGCAACTACATTCTGGTAGGTGGACGATCTTCCATGAGGTTGTCATGCAGGACATGGGTGCTGCTCGTTTTGCTGAGAGTCTAAAGCGTGAGATAGCCAAGAATAGCTGGGAAAAGCTGACAATGAAGTTTGTTGGTGATCCGGCTGGTAATCAGATGGCGCAGACATCAGAGCATACTCCTTTTATGATCTTGAGAGCTGCCGGCATTATGGCTTATCCGGCATCGAGCAATGATATATTTGTTCGCACTGAAGCTGTTGAAGGCGGTTTGAACAGAATGGTTGATGGCAACCCTGCCGTATTGGTTAGCCCCACATGTACTAATCTTATATCTGGCTTTGAGGGTGGTTATCAGTTCAAGCGTCAGTTCTATATGGGTACAGAGAAATATGAGGAAAAGCCTAACAAAAACAGGTTTTCTCATGTGCATGATGCGTTGCAGTACGCTTTCTTAGGAGGCGGCGAGGGACGCCGTGTTTTCTTTGGCAACCAGAAAGCCACCCGCCCCACCACTGTGGAGAGGGCTAGTAACCCTTTTCAGCGCATGAAGGCGAGAAACCGTAACCGTAACGGTGTCAGAGCGTTATGAATTGGATTATTTGTTTCTGTAAAAGTGATAATCGTGGTCCTTGGAGGTTTTTTACGTCCCATAGACCCGATTATTCGCATGTATTTGCTGTTAGATACGATATTTACACTAAAACATGGATCAGATTGGACTTTGCGTCTGAAAAATTCCATTGCGATGTAGTGAAAGACGAAGATGCTACTGAATTGGTGGCTGCGCTCAAGGAATACTGCACCTGTCTTGAGTATGAAGCACAAGAAAACCTCACCTATACCCCTGTTGGCTTTTACTGCGTTAGTTTCATCAAGCATTTGCTTGGCATACGGCGATTTTGGCTCGTAACCCCATACCAATTGCATTGTGAATTGTTGAAACGTGGCGCAACCCCCATTTTTGAGCGTGAAATTGAGGAGACTGAGTATGGGCAATCTATTCAAAGCACCCAAGCCGCCTAAAGAAAGCCAAGAAAGCATTGATGCTAGAAATGCTGAGAAAGACCGTTTGGCAAAAGAGCAGTCTGATCTTGCCGCTATTGGTGCTGAAAAAGATAGAAAGCGTAAAGCAAATCTTTATGGCATGGGTTCTTTGCAGGATGACGAGCTAGGTGGCTACACAGGCTTCAAAAAGAAGAAAATGGGTTCAGCGATAACAGGTGCTTAAATGAGAGACGAATCTGGCGGTGATGCAAGCCCAGCCGTATCAGGCAAACCTAGCGGTAATGATGCGGATTTTAAAAAGGTTATGGATCGGTATAAGAAGGCCAAAGGTAGATGGTCTTCATGGTCTGACATATGGGAGGAGATATACGACTATGTATTGCCTCACAGAGAGTCATTCTTTCAGGAGTCACCAGCCGCTAGGCGTACCGAAAATATCTATGATGAGACTGCCGTAACAGGACTGCCGAAGTTTGCGTCAAGATTACAGCTTGGTTTCTTTCCCCCTAATGGTCGTGCTTTTAAACTAGCCCCTGGCCCCGACTTTCCCAAAGAAGCAATCACAAAGCAGTTGATTGAAGAACTGGATGAAATAACCGAATTGATACACGAAGGATTGCGTAACTCTAACTTTAATGCAGAGTTTCACGAAGGCCTTCAGGATCTTGGCATAGGCACAATGAATATGCTCGTTGAGAGTGGTAGATTCGTTGGCGATCTGCATTTCACTGCTGTTCCTCCCACAAGTGTTGCAGTGCTGCCGGGGCATATGGACATGGTTTCCAACTGGTTCCGTTGGAATGATACATGTGACATAACTGAAGTTAAACATATGTATCCCTATGCCAAGTACACACAGCAAATGGCAGACATACAAAAGCGTGATCCAAGGCGTAAGACTAAGATCATCGAAGCTACAATGTATGACAGTGATGATAGATTTAAGGATGAGTACACTTACTATCTGATATCAGAGACAGACAAAGCTGTTCTGCATACATCGAAGATGGTTGGTCGTGGTTCTGTTCCGTGGATTACAACACGCTGGTCTAAGTCCGGTTATGAGGTATGGGGTCGTGGTCCGATACTCCAAGCCATGCCAGCAATCAAGACATTGAACCTGACAGTACAGCTTATTCTTGAAAACGCTGAAATGGCGATAGCTGGATCATATGTATATGATGATGATGGCGTCTTTAATCCTGACAACGTAACCATACAGCCAGGGACATTTATTCCAAGAAGCCCCGGCTCGAAAATAGACACCCTTCAGTCACCAGCACGTTTTGATGTCGGACAGTTAATTCTGGAAGATATGCGTAGAAACGTGAGAAAGGCATTGTTCATTGATGAGCTTGATACTCGCCCGAACGCTAAGACACCTCTCAGTGCAACCGAAGTTTCGGAAAGGCTTGCCGATGTTGCTAGAGACATGGGTGCTGTGGCTGGCAGGATGCAGAAGGAGTTCCTGCAACCCCTTGTCGAGCGTGTTATCCATATTTATACGCAGCAGGGTTTGCTCGAACTGCCCAAGGTTGATGGGCGGGAGTTAAAGGTTATTGCTGTATCTCCTCTTTTAAGAGCGCAAGACCAGCAAGACGTATCAGACTTTATGCGTTTTCAGCAATCAATAGCACAGACATTTGGCCCTGAGTTTGGCCCTGCCCTTTATCAGCAAGAAGCTACAATCAAGTTCTTGGCTGAGAAGTTTGGCATTGATATGGCGTTGATAGCTGACAATGAGCAGGTTGCTAAGAACATCTCAAACATGATGAGCCTTATGCAGCAGCAACAAGGCGGCGGTATGTAATGGCAAAGGAGCAACTGAATGTTTCGTTCGATGGTCGAGGATATACTCGTGAGGTTGAAGCTGACCTTAATTCTAAGGCCTATGCTTTGTTTGGTTCAGGGGTTGGAAAAGCTTTCCTACAGTATCTTGAGGGCATCACAACGAACAATGTCCATCCTGCAGGAACAAATATCGAAACATTAGCCCATGCCGAAGGGTCTAGGTGGCTGATGGCTGTTATCAAAAAGCGTACAGAATTAGGAAAGAAGCAAGGTCATGGCTAAAACAGATATTAATGGCAAACCATTCAAAAGATTTATGGGCGAAGTAAAGGTAATAGACCGTTTAAAAAAAGACATGAATAAGACCCATGCTTCTAAAGTGTTTGATGACGAAGGTCATTTAAGATCAAAAACAAATTATAATAACTCAGATCAGCGTTTTAACAGATTAGCAAACAGAGCTATTTCAATACAAAGCACCTTAGATCAAGGCAGAATTCGTGGGCAAAATATTAGAAAGAACGTTAAGGGAATTATAAAATTAGGAACTAAAAAACTGTTAAAAAAAGCATTTGCTTCACATCCTGTAGCTGCTGTTGCTGCTCAAGCATTAATGCCATCAAAACTTGGTGATTCAAGTATTCATAAAGGTTTTAAACAAAAAGAATTTAAAAGAAATTAATTTTGGAGAAAACAAGGTGAGTAAACCCACTAATCCTACGTTATATGCAAGAGCAAAAGCTATTGTTAAAGGCCGTGTGAAGAAATGGCCTAGTGCTTACGCTTCAGGCCAGTTGGTTCGTCAGTACAAGAAGATGGGCGGCAAGTATAAGTCATGAGCCTCAAGAAGTGGTTTGGTGAAAACTGGGTAGATATATCCACTACGAAAGATGGCAAGCACCCTAAATGTGGACGCAAGATGGGTGATGGTCGTTCATACCCAAAATGCGTTCCTGCATCAAAAGCCGCTGGAATGAGTAAGTCTGAAAAGAAAACAGCTACAAATCGAAAACGTCGCACTAATCCGTCAGGTGGTGGTAAGAAGCCGACATATGCGAGGACTTAGGTATGAGTGAAGCATGGACAAGAAGCGAGGGCAAGAATCCCGAAGGTGGGTTGAACGCCGCAGGCAGAGCATCCTACACAAAAGGAAACCTCAAGCCGCCAGTGTCAGCAAAAGCAGCAAAGAAAAGTCCGAAGAAAGCAGCAAGGCGTAAGTCATTCTGTAAGCGCATGATGGGTATGAAGAAGAAGCTTACATCTGCAAAAACGGCTAATGACCCTAACAGCCGTATCAACAAAGCATTAAGAAAGTGGGATTGTTAAATGAGCGAAGATCTACAAGAGAGCGTTGAGGAAGCCCAGATTGACGAGGTTCAGGCTCAGCCAGAGCAGGAGCAACCTCAACAGGACATGGCAACAAGACCTGATTGGCTTCCTGAGAAATTCAAGACAGAACAGGATTTTGCAACAAGCTATGCAAATCTTGAAAAACGTCTGCATGAACGATCAGATAATTTCAAACAGGAAATTATGAATGAACTGGCAGAAGAAACTTCTGGTGATGTACCACCAAGTCCAGCCGACTATCAATTGGCTTTAGTTGATGAGGATGGTGAGGAAGTACAGATTGATGCAGATGACGGTATGCTTAACTGGTTTCAGCATACAGCACATGATCTAGGTCTTAATCAGGAACAGTTTAATACAATTGTTGCTGAATTTACCCAGCAAAACCAAATGACAGGTCCAGACTGGAATGAGGAGTCTCAACATTTAGGTGAACATGCAGAAAGACGCCTTGAGCGTGTTGATGCTTGGATAGGCGGCAACATGTCTGAATCTGCTTATGACGTATTTGCAGATATACCAGCATCAGCCGGAATGGTTCAATTTTTTGAAGAATTAATGGAAGTATCCGGTCAGCCTAGATTCAACATGACATCAGAAAGCACATTCCAAGAAGCTGTAACTCAAGATGATCTAAGATCGGCTATGAATGATCCTAAATACTGGAAAGACAAAGATCCTGCACATATTGCCAAAGTACAGGCAATGTCTCGTCAGGTAGCTTTGAAAAAGCATGGCGCACTTGAAATAACACAAATGTAGCAATGTGAATTAACAAACCAAAAATAATCTGTGAGGGTTGGCCTACTAGAAGGCCCGAAAGCTGACATAGCAGCCCTCACGGATAACTGCATATACATGTGAGTAGACGGAACAACCGGAAAGTATGTGAAAACACTTTTTGAGGAGTAAACTAATGGCTGTTTCAAGCATTAGCACCTCCTTTATCGAGGAGTTTGAATCCGGCGTTCACATGGCTTATCAGCGCATGGGGTCCAAGCTTCGGAACACTATTCGTAATCGCAGTGGCGTGAAGAATAAAACTACGTTCCAGAAAATCGGTAAAGGTTTTGCGACAACTAAGGCGAGACATGGTGCAATCGCACCCATGAATCTTGATCATACTAATGTAAACGTTACATTAGAGGATTATTTTGCAGGCGAATGGATCGATGACCTCGACCAGCTTCGCATTAACCATGATGAGATGTTGGTTGCACAACAGTCTGGTGCATACGCACTAGGCCGTAAAACTGACGACCTTATCAAGGCTGCAATGACAACTACTAGTTCAACACATAACGAAACCACTAACGGCATTACCCTGACTTGGGCTTTGCAGCTAATGGAATTGTTTGGCAATAACGAAGTTCCTGATGATGGAAAGCGTTTTGTTGCTGTTGGATGGGAACAGTGGTCACAACTGCTGGATTTGGACGAGTTCTCTCGCTCAAACTACATCGGTGAAGATCAGCTTCCGTTCCCACAGGGCGTGACTGCAAAGCAGTGGCTTGGCTTTACATGGTTCCCACATTCAGGTCTGGACGAAGCCGGATCTAGCAATGTTGATCGTGTTTGCTTTGCTTACCACGGTGATGCAGTAGCACATGCTATTGGTGCAGATGTTACTTCAAACATGCAGTACCACAACGATAAAGACAGCTATTTCGTGCTGAATAAGATGCAGATGAATTCTGTGCTTATTGACGCCGAAGGTGTCTTTAAAATGCAACTGAAGAAATAGGAGGTAAATATGGCGTTCGTACAAGCAAATTTGTCTCTTGTTGCTTATAGCGGCAATGGATTTCACATCTGGCATTACACATCTACTGATGCCAAGGCTGACATTGATACGGCTGGGTATTTTAATGCCATGGCTAATGAGATGAATATTGGCGATGTGATTCATGCAAATACCTCAACAGGTGGCACACCTGAGTATGGTATTTTCTGCGTTAATGCTAATAGCGGAACCGTAGTTGACGTAGCTGATATGGTCAGCTTGTCAGGTACAGATACCGACTAATGGCGAAAGCACCAGCAATAAAGAAGGCGGCAGCGAAAGCTGCCCCTTCGACCACTCGTAAGACCAGAAGTGGCATGATCCGCACTCTTGGTCCAAAAGCAACTCTTGGTAAAAGGGCTACATAATGCCTACAGCAAGTGACGGTAAAGAGTTCCCCTATACCAAAGAGGGAATCAAGGCTCATAAGGAATATGAAGCCAACTTGAAAAAGGAAAAGAAAAAGATGGGGGTTCCTAAAAGCAAACCTCGTCATGCTAATCCGAATCACCGAATGAATACTGAGCGTACAACTGGTGGAAGTTATACCTAATGCCTATTTCAGCAAGGACTGATATTGAAATTGCTCAAAGGGCAATGGTCCTTGTTGGGCTAGAGCCTTTAACCAGCTTTACAGACAGCTCTGATGAAGCGTTGGTAATGAATACTCTTTATGAGGATATGGTTGAGGATTGCCTAGCACAGCATAGCTGGAAGTTTGCAACAGGCCAGAAACAGCTTTCAAGACTCACTGATGCCCCTTTAGACCGTTGGGATGCAGCATACTCCATTCCGACAGAACCAGCCGTCATGCAAGTGCATACGGTCACTATTGATGATGTTGTTCAGCAATATTCAATCTATGAGCGTTATATCTATATCAATGCTGGTGAAAATGATGACGTAGTTCTCAACTACATGTTCAGGGTTGATACGCAGTATTGGCCTCCGGCATTTGCCCTTTGGGTTATTTATCGTTTGGCTTCCATATTAGGTCTGTCTGTAACAAGAAATGCGGAAGTTGCAGAGTCATATGTTCAATTAGCCCAACAGCAATTCCGTATGGCGAAAGCCAGAGATTCACAACAAGTCACAACGCAAGGGCTGCGGCTCACAAGATATCACAAGGTAAGGCGTGGTGCTTTTTTAGCTATTGAAGGTGAGACTGTGTAATGGAAAGAAAACTTAAAATGCCTACTAAAAGAAGTTATGTTGGCAATGATTTAGGAAGTAAAGTTGCTAGAACTTATTTAAGTCCGATGCCTAAAGCTGAGTTAGGAAGCAAAGAACATATTGCTGGTTCTGCTGCCGCAATAGGGGCTACTGCTTATTTTGTTAATAAAAAGCCAAAGCCAAAAGGTCTAAAAGCTCCTACAGCTAAAACATCTGAAAAAGTTATGATCCGTGGCATAAAAAATATGCCGGAATTAGTATCTGAAAACAAAGCTAAAGCTTTTACAAGAACATATGAACATCATACAAAACGTCATGGAATGAGTAAAAAATTAGCAAGGATAGGTTCAAAAGCAGCAAATCAATCTGACGCTTTGACAGCTTTTAAAAGAGGTATGGGTAAAGCGTTAAGGGTTTCAAATCCGATTGGTATGGCTGCCGCAGTAATGTCCCCAACAAAACTTGGTGATGCATCTCTATACAAAGGTTTCAAGCAAAAAGAATTCAAACGTAAGTAGGTATGAATGGCACTATTAAGACAATTCTATACAAACTTTACATCAGGAGAGTTGTCGCCATTACTTAGTTCCAGAATTGACTCTGAAGCTTACAAAAATGGCGGCAAAACGCTGACCAATGTACGTTTGAGAGCGCAAGGTGGCATAACTCGCCGCCCTGGATTACGTTACCTTCAGACGCTTTTAAATGTTCCATATCAAAGTGAGCCATACATCTATGATGAAGATGAGGCCTATCTATTGCTATTCAGCAATACGAAGCTTGAGATAGTTGATGTAAGTGATCCCACAAACATATTGCAAACCATAACCAGTTGCCCTTGGCTTACTGCAAATATTGGAAATATAGTTGTGGCACAATCTGGTGACACAATGATTATTGTAAATCCAAATTTTGAAATAAAGAAACTTACCAGAACGAGTGCAACAAACTTTTCTTTAACTGATTATTCTTTTGATTCATCTGACGGCAAGATGTTTCAGCCCTACCATAAGTTTGCGTCTGCAAGCACAACAATTACTCCAAGTGGAACATCTGGGTCTGTTACACTAACTGCTTCTGCAAATGTTTTTGAAGCCAGTCATAATGGACTTTATCTTAGGCTTGTAGATAGTGCTGATACAGTGGTTCACGCTCTTATAAGTAATTACTCAAATGCCACTACTGTTACAGCTACCCTTTCTGGTGCTGTTGCTAATACTGACGCCATAGATAAATGGTCTGAGCCTGTATTCAGTGCAATAAGAGGATATGCTCGATCAGTAACATTCCATGATCAGCGTCTTATATTTGGTGGCAGCCGTGATCTACCTAACTTTTTGTTTATGTCAAAAGTTGGTGAGTTCTTTAATTTTGATGTTGGTACTGGTCTTGATGATGAGTCTATTCAAGTACAGATTGCGGAGAACCAAGTATCAGAAATCAAGGCACTATCATCATTTCGGCACTTATCAATATTTACATCTGAGCAAGAACTGTTTGTTCCGACATCTGAAAACAGACCATTAACACCAGCTACTATTACAGTAAAAAGCCAGACATCATTTGGCAGTTCTGGTGTGCAGCCAAAGGATTTTGATGGGGCAACGTTGTTCCTAACAAAATCTAAAGGGTCTGTTAGAGAGTTTATTTATTCTGATTTATCACAAGGCTATAATTCAGATGCCATTACTTTATTGTCTCAGCATTTAATTGGCACTCCAACTGATATGGAGACACAAGCTGAATCTTCAGATCAGATTGAAAGCTATACCTATCTTGTTAACTCAGATGGTCATATGCCTGTCTTTATGTCTATTCGTAAAGAAAAGCTAAACGGATGGGTTCAATATCAGACAAATGGATCATTTAAAAATATAAGCAATGTAAACCGTGAAATGTATGTTGTCGTAGAGCGAACCATAAATAGCTCTACTGTTACATCTTTAGAAAAGCTGTCTAATTCATTTCATACTGATATGGGCGTTCAGTTATCGGGAAGTTCTTCTGCAACATGGCAAGTAGCGCATTTACCAAACTCGGCAGTGGTGGTGAAGTCAGGTAACTACGCTCTAGGAACGTTTACAACTAGTGCCAATGGGACTGTAACTCTTAATGATCCTGTTACGTCTGTTGAGATTGGTTTAGCATACACACTAGTGATTTCCACATTGCCGCCAGAGTTCCAGTTGGAAGATGGTGTTTCTGTTGGTCAGAAGCGGAGAATTGTTCGTGCTGTACTTGATCTTTTCCAAACACTCGATGTGAAAGCCAAAGGAACGAAAATTCTCATAAGAAATGTAACTGAAGACTTTTCGTTAGAGCCGACGCCAGTAACAGGGAAAAAAGAAGTTTATCTTCTTGGCTGGGGCAACGAGGGATCAGTAACGATTACACAGGATGAACCACTGCCGTTTTCATTAAACGGTATATTACTAGAGGTAGAAGTCTGATGGGTGAAACAATTGCATTAGTGTTTGACTACAAAGGTATGCAAGCACAAAAAGCTGCGGCTAAATCTGAACAACAACAGATAGAGGTTGATAAACAATTATCTGAAATTAGTCAGCAGCAAGACACAGTTGATAGAACCAGACAGCTTTATGCACAGCTTGCTTCAGTCAATAACAGTTTTGCTAGTTCTGGGTTAACTGGTGCTGGTGCTACAAAAATGAACCTTGCAAGAGGTGAAAAGAAAATGGCTGCTTCTGACATAGCCAGCCGCAAGGTAATGGGTAGCAGCCAGAGAAGAAAGCTAAGTCTGCAAGGATTTAATTCTAAAATGAGTGGTAAGGCTGCTGGATATGAATTTGGCAGCAAGGCCGGAAAGTTTGCTTCTGGATCAATGAAGTCCAAAAAAGAAGGCGGGAGTTATTTGATTTAATGGCTTACCAACCTACTAGAAAACGTCAGTACAAAATCAATCCTGTTGGTATTGTTCCTATGAGTGGCCTTAGGCAACTAGGTAATTCATTTAACAATATGGCCGACACTGTAAGAGATATTGATGCTGATATCGAAAAGGACCAACTTAATGATGCACTTTTGCAGGCAGAGTCATTAGGTGAGGCTCAGCAAGCTACGTTTATAGATAAACAAGGTAGCGTTAAACCTTTTGTCCCTGGATCAATACAAGATCAGATTGATGTTTCTGATTTAAAAGGTCAGAGCATAAAAAGAGTTCAAGCACAGTATTTAAAATCATCTCAAGCAGTTTTTCAAACAGCTATTGTTAATCAGGCCGTAAACGCTGCCAGAGTTTCATATGAAAGCAATTCAGGTAATCCTGATGGCATTGCTGCCGACGAAGCTGATTTTATGGACGCTTTAAAAAAGAAACATAGAGATGGTTTGGAGCTTATTGATCAGGTTGATCTTGATATACAGCAAGCATTCGCCGGAGAGAAAAACAGAGCATTACATAATCAGAGAGTTAACTTTCAAGAAGACACAAAAAGAGAAATTAATTCTGCGCTTAGCACTATTGCTAATCAGCATGCCGGTATTGTTGCTAGCGGAGCTTTAGGCGGCAATCCAATAACTAAATCAAACGCTGAATCAGAGATTGCAAGCCTTGATCAAAAACGTTCAGCTTTATATGACACATTAAAAACAATTAATGGCACCACTGATTCCGAAATTGATGCTTTGGAAAAAAGTCATAAAACTGCGGTGCAGGCACAGGTTGTAGAAAACACTGTATCGTTTATTCATAAGAATGAAGGGTCTGAAGCTGCATTTCAAAACATTCAAGATTTGGCTAATCAACTCAGGACATCTAATGATGTGAATGGTGAAACCATAATTAAAGTTGCTGAAGCTAGATTCCAAGCTTTGGAAACATCAGAACGGTTAGCTGCTGGTGAATTATCAAATGCACAAAGTGCAGCTTTTGGTAAAGCAGTATTAAAAATATATACTGGAGAAATTAAAGATATAAAACAGCTATCAGAGTTTCAGGTCGCTGATGGTCAAATGGGGACATTAATCCAGGTATTTAATGGTGCTGTTAGCACTGCCGCATCTCAAACGGCTGCTATAAATAAAACTACATTTGAAGCAAATATTGCTGCTTACAAAAATCCGAGATATGACAGGCAAGGTAGAACAAGAAGTGCTATTCATAGGGACATTGTTGCGGGGTTTACCAGTACAAATCCTACTGTTACTTTTCCTCAGCTTGTAGATTTTTTAGAGCTTGAAAAAAAGACCATGATTGAGGGAATGGAAACCCAAGGAAATCAAGTTATGGTTTCTGTGCAATTGGCTTTAGGTGCAGATCAGCCAATACATCCACCATCAACATTTACCGGCATGACAAAGGAATTGTTAAATCGAGGTATAATTGGCCCTCAAGATGGATCTGTTATGTCTTTGTCTGATTGGCAAAGTAAGTTGAATTCATATCGTAGTAGATACGAAACACATTTTAAAAAGCTTTCGCAGTTTTCTCAAATACAAAACAAAGTTGATAAACGTCAGCCTTTAACAGCAAGCGACGTTACGTTTCTTGATAATGGCGGATATATCCCTAATAAAATAGAAAATGGTCAATTATTGGACGTTGGGTCAAGTGACCCCACCACTGCGAGTTCTAGCCGTGAAATAGCTGTTGGGTGGTCAATGCTACATTCGGCAATGCACCCTGCTTTAGAACCTTATTTAAAGGGTGATGCTTGGATAACAGATAATAATACAATGGCTACAACTGTTGGTATTCAAAGCCAGCTTCAGCGTTCTTTAATGATGAAGTATAACGGCAATAAAATGATGGTTGATAGAGTTATGTCTGACATGGGCATAGACACAAGCATCATTAATGAGAACCTTCGTTATTCAACTGTGGATCAGGTCAAGTTTGAGATTTCTTCTAAAGGCAAAGAAAGTTTTAGAAGAATGATTCCTGAACTATATCCAGAAAGAGATGGTGAGCGTTTAACAAGACTGGAAACATTTAAGAGTATTTTTGAAAACAAGGATAACAAAAGAGGCGTTGTTAATGCTTTGTTATACGGCATAACTCACAGTCATCTGCCGATACTTGATGAAAATGGTATTCCAGAAAGAACGGAACATAAATTGATGTTTGATCAATTTGTTACTGATGGTGCAGATCTTAGCGACGTAATTGCGGATGACGGAAAGCTTATCAACATTATATTTGATGCTGCTGAAGCTGATCTTCTATCAGGTAAGTATGTTAAAGGACCAGATAGTTTAGCATTAGCTGTTAAAGACAATATGATTAGGCTTATGGATAACATTGGGCTTCAACGTAATAATGATGATGAAGTTGAACTGGTTATGAACCCTATTCTTAAGATGTCTCAAGATACAGCGGCAGGTTTTCCAAATGTTGTCATTAAAACTGACGATATTAAAGAAAATACAACTGAAATTATTCGATCAAACCCAATTGCATTTCAGCAAAAAGGCATGGTAGCTGATGCTATTTTAGAAGGTAATTACATCTACAAACCTAATGCTGTGTTTGGAGAAAAGCCAACATACAGTGTTTTTGTCGAAACTGATGATGGTCAAATAGTAAAACTGCTTCCTAGTTATTCATATGATTTTAAAAAATCCAGACAATATAAAGCTTATGATGAAGCGTTAAATAAAATGAAAAGCAATGACTTGAAAAGGTTTATGGCAAGTCTGCCATTGCTAAACGACACCGTTATGCAAGCCACTTATAATTCTATGAATGAGTATGGAAACTCAGAAGAAACATTTGCCTTTTTAAAGCGTGCTTATAACAAAGCTGGCTATTCTATTTTTGGTTTTGATAATTTTGATCCTGCTAAAATTGGCAAGGATGACATGGAATTATTTACAGATTACATGATGACACTTGGTATTAGTGGGGCAAAATAGTGGAACGTAAATCTAGCCTTGCTCCATTTGTTTCTTATGAAGATTTAGCTCCTAGTCCTGTTTTTGCGTTTAATTCTGAAGGCGCATTTTCTAACAGGTTATGGTCTACGGCTTATCGTCAGAGGAGTGTGTTTTCTGCAATTGTCGATACAATTAAAGATTCATGGCAGGGGCAATATGACGAAGATCCTGATTACGATCCGTTCCTTGATCCGCAGCTTAAAGACCGTAAAGGAATAATGCACAAATTCCTGACCAGTGGGAGCAGAGAAGAAACATACAGAAGATTGAATAAATTTGATGCGGATATGGAAGACTTGGCTTTACTAGACATGTCTCCTAATTCAGGCGTTGCAGAAGCATTTTTTATGTTAGCTGATCCATCTATTCTTGCGCCTCTAGCACCAGCAAAAGTATTGAGAATGGCATCAAAAACCGAAAGGTTTATGTATGGTGGTGCTTTCTCAGCCGCAATCATGGCTCCTACAGAAATCATAAAGCAAAGCCAATTAGAGGGTCACACGCTTGGTCACACTGCTGTCGCTCTGTCAGCAGCCACAATACTTGGCGGCACTCTTACAACGGCTTTTGGAAGGCCTGCCGCCCCAATAGCAACACATGCTGATAAACAGGTATATCGAGCAGCGGGAGCTAATGTCAGCCCCGAGAAAGCCAGAGAATCAGCTTATGCAAATATGGAAGGCGATGCTTTAGCTGAAACAGGTATTGGTGTTGAAAAACTTTCTTGGAATCCAGTTATAAGAATGACTCAAAGCCCTAATCCATTTGTTAGGGGGCTTGCTGCTCGAATGGTTGATATGGGCGGTATGATGCAGAAAAAGGTTCGTGAGGGTGAGGAGATGAGCCAGTCTGTAGAAACAAATTTTAGAACTACATATTTAGGCTCTTTAGTAGATGCGTTGAGAGCATCAGACGAAGCTTATCTTGCTTATCGAGGCAAGGCTGCAAAAGACGGTGATGTAGCAAGATCATTCCAAATGATAGGTGCTGCTGTAACCAGACCAAAGAATATGTTGAATGAGGCCGAGTTTAGAATCCGTGTCGGTAAAGGACTTAAAAATGGTGACGTTGATGAAGTTGTTGATGCAGCTACACCATTCGTAAACAAAGCTATTACTGCTTACCGTAAACAGTTTGACCATGTTAAAACCCAGGCTGAGTCAGTTGATTTATTTAGACGTCAATTAAATGCTAAACTTGTAGCCGCTAAGAACGCTAATAACACAGAGCAAGTAAGAGTTATTGAAGCTGCAATAGTCAGGTTAAATAAAGAGGGTATTACCCCTAACACTGCTCCGTCCTATCTTCCAAGAGTATATCGTGTTGATAAGATCATGGAAAACGAACAAGGCTTCCTTAATATTGTTAGTAGCTGGGCAGCGGGTTATTACCGTATGACTGCATCAGAAGCTAATTCATTTGCCAAAAGCGTTATGGATGAAGTCACTAGATCAAAGCCATTTGTTGATTTAGATGAAAGAGCATTACAGTTTGACTGGATAACTGCTCCTAGTGGTGTAAAGGCTAGGACACTAGAAATACCTGATAATCTTATTGTTGATTTTTTAGAGAATGATGCAGAGGTATTGCTTCGGCATCATACAAGAACAATGGGTATGGATATTGAAATTACCAAAGCGTTTGGTGATATTGAAATGCGGTCTGTTATTGAAAGTGTGACAAGCGAATATCAAAAACTTATTGATGATGCTGTTGATGTTGCTGAACGCAGAAACCTAAAGAAATCATTAGAAAATGACCTTCGTGACATAAGAGGACTTCGGGACAGGCTTAGAGGCACATATGGTGCATCTAAAGACCCTCATGCAATGTCCAGTCGTTTTGTAAGAGTAATGAAGTCATTTAATGTTCTGGTTGGCATGGGCGGTGCTGTTGTTAGTTCTGTTCCTGATGTTGCTCGTATAGTTATGGTAGAGGGAATGGGAAATGCTTACAGCAAAGGCCTGAAGCATATGTTCAAATCTAGCTCTAGCACTATTAGTAAAATGCTAAGAAAAGAAATGAGAGCATCAGCCGTATCAGTTGATGCTGTTCTTGGTCTTCGTGCTGCACAATTTTCAGATGTAGGTGATCTGTTTGGAGCTAGATTTGGTTTTGAGCGCAAGCTTAACGATAGTGTTGGTACATTCTTTATGCTGAATGGTCTTAACTACTGGAATCAGGTTTTAAAAGAATGGGCTGGCAATACTACGTCACTTCTTATGAGTGAGCGTATAATGAAAAGCTGGACTAGCCTATCTAGAACAGACCAAGAAAAATTCTTAAAAAACGGTATAAGCCAGCAAGATCATATGCGTATGCAGGCTTTGATAAAAGCCAATGGTCAGAAAGTTGATGGCGAGTGGATGCCAAATACTGATCTTTGGAACGATCCTGTTATGGTTAGAAAGTATCGTAATGCGCTTAACCAGAATGTTGAGCGTATCATTGTTACTCCGGGGGCTGGTGATCGTGCTTTATGGACATCTACAGAGTTTGGATCATTACTGACTCAATTTAAGTCATATGGTCAGGGCGCAATGGTTAGAGTCCTAACAGCGGGTCTGCAAGAAAAAGACGCTGCTTTCTGGCAAGGTGCATTTTTGATGGTAGGTCTTGCTTCTATTGTGAATGAGTTCAAACGTTATCAATATGGCATAGATAAAGAACAGGATTTTGATGAAAAGTTAATTGATGCAATTGATAGGTCTGGCACTTTGGGTTGGTTTACAGATGTAAACAATGCCATAGAAAAAATTAGTGATTTTAATATTGGAGTCAGACCAGCATTTACTGATGAAACAGTTAACTACATGCCAGATCAGGCAAAAGCTGCTTCTGTATTTGGTCCAACTGTAAACATGTTTGGTAATCTTGGGAGTGTTGCTGGTGATGTTTTAACTGGCAATGTTGATGCCCAAACAGGAGCTAACGCAAGGTTTATAACACCTTTGTCTAACATACCTTATTTAGATCCTGCGTTTGACGTAATTCAAAATGGAATATTTGGAAAACAATAATAATAACAATGTGAATTAACAACTGGGAGTGCGTGATGGATAAAGGGTTATTATGGCTACTATATCAATTGCGGATAATGATGCGAGAATACAGCACTCGATAGGGTCTGGTGGTAATACCGCTAACTCTACAACGTTTACTATAGACTTTCCGTTCTTTGCGTTAGATGACATCAACGTAATTATAACGAATAGTTCTGGTGTTGACACAACACTTACTAGAGGCAGTGGTGCTAATACATTTGCTGTATCTGGTACTGCTGTTGATGACGGTTTTTCTGGTGGTAATGTTACGCTTGGAAGTGTTTACACATCTTCTACTGTAACTATATTTAGAGACATTCCTGTTACACGGACAACTGACTTTGCAACGTCAGGTCCATTTAATATTGCATCACTAAATACTGAGCTTGATCGTATTATTGCGATTGAACAAGAGCTTGAATCATCTCTTGCCAGAACTTTATCATTACCTGATTCAGATCCACTTACAGAAATGATTCTTCCAAACTCATCATCCAGAGCATCTAAGTTCTTGGCTTTTGATGCAAATGGAAATGCTATTGCTTCTTCCCAAGGTGCTTGGCAGGGCAACTGGTCAGCCGGACGTGTTTATGCCAAAGGAGATATTGTAAAGGACACAAGCACAGGCAGTATATATATTGCTAGTTCTTCTCATACATCTTCTGGTTCCGAGCCTTTAACAAGTAATGCTGACGCTGCTAAATGGGATCAGATGATTGATGCATCATCGGCAACAAACGCGGCAACAAGCGCAACAAACGCAGCAACAAGCGCAACTGCCGCAGCAACAGAGGCAGACGATGCAGATAAAATAGTTAATACTCCTTTTGAAGTTCAGTATACTTTGTCAAATGGTAATGTAGGACTCTCTGCGCTGCATTATTACAATGTTACTCTTATTCAAACTCAAAACGCAGTAACACAAGCTGGCCTTGCTCAAACTGCAAGAGTAGCCGCGCTAGCTGCACAAACAGCTGCGGAAGCTGCGTTAGATCTTTTTGACGATGCGATGCTTGGGGCTAAAGCGTCTGACCCAACGGTTGACAATGACGGCAATGCGCTTGCTGACGGTGCGTTATATTTTGACACAACCAACGATGTGATGAAGGTTTATAACTTAGCCACGACAAGCTGGTTACAGTTAACACCCACAGTTTCTAACCAAACTAATATAAATACCGTTGCTGGTATTCAAAGTGAAGTAACAACGGTTGCCGGAATTAATAGTGATGTCACAACTGTAGCTGGTATTAACGCAACTCACCTAAGCAATGTTTCTGGTGTTGCTACAGAGGTGGGGCGGCTGGGTACGGCTGATGCT